CATGTTAGACATCCTAAGAACACTTTCATACTGGTAAAAGAGCTGCCAAAGGCCCTCGGTCAGAGGGCTGTAAAACTTTATGAAGGGACCGAGATCCACGCGCTTGTGGGCGGGACCCACCCCACGCCTGTGGCTTGTGGCTTATCAGCTTGTTGCCTGTTCCTTGAGCGCTTGTAGCTTGTGGTCTGTTGCGTGCTTGCGGGCGGGGCCCTCCCAGAAAATTAATTCCAAGGCCACATACAGTTAAAGATTTTATATTTCCACTTAAGGATTGCTCATAGTATGTAGCCATGGAATTAATGTTCTCCATAAGCTATGTTTTTGACTTTCGGATCCCAACACGCTCGACAGTCACCGCAGCTATTGTTCTGTTTCGGAGCTGGGCAAGTCGCAGCTGTAGTTACAACTGTTGACGTATTAGGCCAGGCGCCAGCTGGCGCCTGGTCGATCATCGGCATTGAGAACCTTATAACTAGATTTCTGGGAGCTCTAGCGACGTGGTCCTGGATCCACGCTTCACGAGTCGGCAGCCAGTGACTGACGCCAGGTGTAAGCTCACAAACCTGATAAATTTTATTTAGATGATCAAGATCCTGGACATCCCCGGAATCGTGCCATCTAAAATATTTAGATTTTTTTGAATTAATTAAATGAACCATAGCAGCAACCCAGCCAGGGTGTTTAATAGATTTTAACCTTCTATACTGGGCAGCTTGAACAACCTTGAAGACGTAACAACCCTTCAGGGCGTAACAATTAGAACAAGTCGAACCTTTAACCTTCTGAAGCTTCGAGCCGGTTTTGCATTCCGCAGCCGGCAGGCCATAGGCCCAGCCCGGCATCTTAGACGGCCTCGACAGGCCACCCACTAGCTGCAATGCTTGATTCGTTTTCATAGTTACAATGTAGGATATTATAGGAAATAAAACAAGAAAAATATTTTTATTTTTTTTAAATTTTTTTCTTGACACATCCTATTTTATCCTATACACTTGGACGGCGGTTGGGGATGGCGGAGGAGAGAGAAGAGCTTGTGGGCGGGGCCCACCCAAATTTTTTTATTTTAAAATAAGATCCAGGTGCGTGCTGCTTGTCGCTTGCTGCTTGTGGACTTATCTGGCGTCCCAGGAATTTAGCAGCCTAGTCCCAATGCTCGCGAAGCTGGGTCGTAGGCTGCTCGCGGTCCAGGACTTACGCCTGCGGCTCGGAGCTGCGGGTCCGCCTGGTTGACCAGTAAACTGATCTCAGGTCCATTAGCGATAGCTACCCAAAGGCGCCCTTATTCTCTAATAGACCAGAGATCAGGGGCGATCTCTCGCCCTTGATCTTAAATTTTTAGCAGATCTTAAAACCTCCGCTAAACCTGCAGAACTCTGCAAACTCTTTTACATTTTCCACGCTAAAAGGGTAAGACGCATTCCATTTTCTTTTATGGTAAATTCTTTCCCATTCGTCGTGATCTGCTTTTGGAAAATCTGCAGGAGCCAAATTAGTTTTACCTAATTTCTTTTCAACACTCTTACAAAATTTTTCTAACTCCTTCTCAACCTTGTCGTTGTGTTTTTCTGCCTTCAGTCTTTCCTTCTCATAATCATCTTCAAACTTTTTAGTATGACCGCTTTCGATCAGTACCTTCAATTGATTATGAATTTGTTTTGCCGTTTGATCGTCAACTTCGTGACCTCCGTTCTCGCTCCACGCAACTTGATCGCTTTCATCTATGCAACCTGTAAATTTAATTACATAATTTGCAAGTGGACGCCACCACCAAACATTGTTTCTAAAATAATCACCAACTACTTCTTCTTGATATTTACTTTTTTCCTTAAAGTATTTATCAGTCTCCTCTCTAGTCGGTTGACTATCCCAATCCATTTTAGGCTTGATTGCCTTGTTTGGATTGTAAGGGTTCATTCCATATAAATCGAAACCCATAATTATACCTCCTTTGTTAATAGGATAAGTTATATAATATCCTACATTACAATCAAGAAAAAAATAATTTATTTTCAACTAAAAAGTGATTGACACAACATGTAGTGGGTGGTGCATGTGGGCGGGACCCACCCTTATTTTTTTTGTTAAGTGCATGTGGGCGGGACCCACCCTTATTTTTTTATTTTTCTGGGGCAGCTCACACCGCCCCAAAATTTTTATTTATCGTAGGCTACTTTTTGACCCAACAAATCTAGAGCCAAAACGTTTTCCTCGTGCCTAGTACACCAAAGTTGAAAACCTTTTTCTGTTGCTCCAAATTCAAATGATGCATAGTCCCGAGCCGAAATATAATTTCCTTTTTCCTCTAAACATTTTTTACAATGGTAAAAAGAAAAAATTTTATTTTCTACTTTTTTCATTTTGTCCCGTTCTGAAAAATGTTAAATGTAATTGAAACAATGTCAGAGTTTGCCGTTGTATATCTTTCTCTGTCCCTGTCCCAAAAGGTCATGTAACGTTTTCCTGTTTTTTTATTTATACCTATTTTACTTTTCTCGTCCCAAGTGCCTTTTCTCGAAACACTTTGTCCGTGAAAATTTTCTTCGCCATTGATATATTGTGGTGTCCAAGTAACGAAGAATTTTGTACCTTTGTCCAACATATTTATTTTTTCCTTTCTATTGACATATTATCCTATATGACTATATTGTCAAATGAAAGGAGAAATAAAAATGGAAAACACACACTCGACATTTTTAGTGTTAAGAATAAGCGAAGACAAAGACAACGGAAATACAGACGTTGACGTTGTTGAAAGTTTTTTGAATATGACGGACGCTAAAAATTACAAAGATGCAAAGGACTCGATTGAGCGATTATCTCCAAGATCTGAATGGAGATACACTCAGTATAAAATTCAACAAATTTTTTACAAGTCCTTTGTTCAAGACGAAAAAAAATCTTGGAAAGATTTAGTTTCGGCTTAATGTTGTAAAAAACTGGAGTGTTGCATTCGTGCAACACTTCAGAAAAAAATAAATTTTTTTCTTGACTGTTGCATTTATGCAGCAGCTGCAGGGAAGAGCATGTGGGCGGGACCCACCCATAAAAAAAATAAAAATATTTCTTGCAATAAAAAATTATTTCATATAAAATCCTATACATTAACAAAGGAGCAAAAATGAAAGATATAATAAATAAGATCAAAAAACTTTTAGCGATGTCCGAGGAAAACGGAGCATCAGAGAATGAGTCGATGATGGCATCAGAAAAAGCTTTAGATCTTTTAAAACAACATAATTTATCTTTAAGTGATATTAAAGATGAAGAGCAAGAGCCAATTGAAAAAGAAACACAGGTTGTTGATCAAAATGTTTGGCAACGATGGATTAGGCATCAAACGGCTCAATTATATTTTTGTCAGTTTTATACAACTACAAAATATAATCCAGAAACTTACAAAAAAGAAACGATCGCTCATTTTGTAGGTAGAGAGTCAAATAGAATTGTTGCAACAGAAATGTGCAATTATTTTATTAGGACAATTAAAAGATTGACGGAGCAAGAATTTAAAAATGTTAAATTACCGTCATTACAAAAAAGAAGAGCAAAACACGCATTTACTTTGGGTGTTGCAAATAGACTTTGCAAAAGATTGAAAGAAAAATATCTTTCAATTGTTCCAGAGTATCAACCGATTGCAAATCCAGATGGGTTACCAATGCTTTATAAATCAGAGCAAAAAGCTTTGACCGATTGGTTAGCAAAGCAAGGTATAAAACTAACTAACTCTAAATCAAGAATGAGTATTAGAGATAGAATGGCATTTGCTAATGGACAATCCAAAGGCAATGGAATTGGAATTGATACTCAAGTTAATGATAAAACGAAAGCGAGGTTGTTGACATAATACCAGTAAAATAGCCCATGCGGTTTTTGCATGGGCTATCCTACAATATCCTATGCAAGAACTGCATACCACTCTGGGTTGTATAGAGAAGAGCATGTGGGCGGGACCCACCCGAAGGGTGTAGCATCCCAGAAATCTAATAGAGGTACCAGACCGTTTTGGTTTTTTGACTTTTTTATTTTAGTCGATCCCCTTTTTTGCAAAAGGGATCCTAACGTATACCCCTATATAGCTTGATTTACATAATTTATCCTATAAAATACTTTGTGGTTCCGTATGAAGCTAACCTTAGATCAAATAAATAAAATACCTGATGTTCAAGCTAGAGAAAAATTAAAGCGAGATATTATTGAAGGATATGAGTTTCAAAAAAAAGAAGCTGCAAAACAAGATTTCCTAACATTTGTAAAAAGAATGTGGCCACAATTTGTAGAGGGTAAACATCACAAAATTATTTCTGAAAAATTTAACAAGATAGCATCGGGTGAAAAAACCAGATTAATTATTAATATGCCACCAAGACATACTAAATCTGAGTTTGCATCTTATTTCTTACCTGCGTGGATGATAGGAAACAATCCTGAATTAAAGATCATCCAAGCAACCCACACGGCAGAACTAGCCGTGAACTTTGGTCGTAAAACCAAAAACCTAATCGACTCAAAAGAATATCAAGATCTTTTTGCAACGAGACTTCAAGAAGACTCCAAGGCAGCAGGAAGATGGAACACGGCACAGGGTGGTGAATACTTTGCAGTCGGTGTCCAAGGTGCGGTGACCGGTAGAGGTGCTGATTTATTAATTATCGATGACCCACATTCCGAGCAAGATATGAACTCGAAGAATGCTTTTGAAAAAGCGTACGAGTGGTACACGTCTGGACCACGACAACGTCTTCAACCTGGCGGTAGAATTATTTTAGTCATGACCAGATGGAGTAAAAAAGATTTAACAGAAATGTTATTAAAAGCACAAGCAGAAGAGAAAGCAGATAAATGGGACGTTGTTGAGTTTCCTGCAATCATGCCAAGTGGTAAACCTGTATGGCCTGAATATTGGCGGCTCGAGGACCTTGAAGCTGTAAAAGCTTCTGCAGGAATAAGTAAATGGAATGCACAATACATGCAAGATCCAACCTCAGACGAAGGAGCATTAATCAAAAGAGAGTGGTGGCAAGAATGGGAACATGAACACATGCCAATATTAGATCATATCATTCAAAGTTATGACACAGCATTTTTAAAAAAAGAAACTGCAGATTATTCTGCAATAACTACTTGGGGTGTCTTTAGACCAAACGAAGACTCACCAAGACAATTAATATTATTAGATTCTTTAAAAGGTAGATACGAGTTTCCAGAACTTAAAAGAGTTGCTTATGAACAATATAAATACTGGAACCCTGATACCGTATTAATCGAAGCTAAAGCATCTGGTCTACCTTTAATGTATGAACTTAGACAAATGGGTATACCCGCAAATAATTACACACCATCAAAAGGACAAGATAAAGTTGCAAGAGTTAATTCTGTATCCCCTCTTTTTGAAGCAGGTATGATATGGGCTCCATTAAAACAAGAATTTGCACAAGAAATGGTTGAAGAATGTGCAGCTTTTCCGTATGGTGATCATGATGATTTGGTTGACTCTATGACACAAGCTGTTATGAGATTCAGACAAGGTGGTTTTATTACCTTGGATGACGACTATAAAGATAAAATGAAGACAAAGAAAAAATATAAGTATTATTGGTAATGACATTCGTATTTAAACACCCTAGCAAATATAAGAAATTAACAACTACAGTGCCCCCTAAATCAGGGCCGATGCCTCAAGGGTTGAATATTCAATATAATACTGTTAAAGATGTAAGATTGGAGAAAAAACATGGCAATAGACAAAAGCCTGCCAAACAAAAAGGTTGAAATACCTGGACCACAAGAGCAGGCAGAAAAACAAATAGAAATTCAAGAAAATTTACCTAACCAAGGTGAAACAGAAATCACACCTACCGAAGATGGTGGTGTTGAGATTAATTTTGAACCAGGAGCCTTTAGCCAAGAACAAAGTGAAAGTCACTTTGATAATCTAGCTGAGTTATTACCAGAGGAAACACTAAATCCTCTTGGTTCAGAGTTAGCACAAAATTATCAAGAATATAAATCTTCAAGAAAAGATTGGGAAACTTCTTATGCAAAAGGTTTAGATCTGTTAGGATTTAAATATGAAACTCCTTCAGAACCTTTTCAAGGCGCAAGTGGTGCCACACACCCTGTGCTATCAGAAGCGGTTACTCAATTTCAATCTTTGGCATATAAAGAATTGTTACCTGCAGATGGACCTGTAAGAACAAGAATTATCGGAGTCCAGACTCCACAAAAGAATGACCAAGCAAATCGTGTTAAAGAATTCATGAACTATCAGCTCATGGATGTGATGAAAGAGTATGAACCAGAGTTTGACCAAATGCTTTTTTATCTCCCTCTCTCCGGATCTGCCTTTAAGAAAGTTTACTATGATGATCTTTTAGGCAGGACGGTTTCAAAGTTCGTCCCTGCTGATGATTTAATCGTGCCATATAATGCCACTTCATTAGAAGATGCAGAGGCCGTGATCCACCGTATTAAAATCTCTGAAAATGATTTAAGAAAACAACAAGTCGCTGGATTTTATAGAGATATAGAATTACCAAGACCTTTTAATCAAGAAACGGAAGTAGAAAAAAAAGAAAGAATGTTAGAAGGAACTAAAAGAACTTTTAACGAAGATATGTATACGCTTCTTGAATTTCATATTAATTTAGATTTAGAAGGTTTCGAGGACCGTGGACCTGATGGTCAAGAAACAGGAATCAAACTTCCTTACATTGTAACCATAGAGGAGGGTTCAAAAGAGATTTTATCTATTAGAAGAAACTATGAAATAGCAGATCCTAAAAAACAAAAGATTCCATACTTTGTACATTTTAAATTTTTACCTGGTTTAGGTTTTTACGGCTTTGGTTTAATTCACATGATCGGTGGGTTATCGAGAACAGCAACAACGGCGCTAAGATCGTTGCTTGATGCAGGAACTCTTTCTAACTTACCCGCAGGTTTTAAAATGCGTGGTATTAGAATTAGAGACGATGCACAATCTATACAACCAGGAGAATTTAGAGATGTAGACGCACCAGGTGGTAACATAAAAGATTCATTTATGACGTTACCATTTAAAGAACCGTCTGCAACTTTGTTACAGCTTATGGGTGTCGTGGTTTCAGCGGGCCAACGTTTTGCTTCAATCGCTGATCTTCAAGTAGGTGAGGGTAATCAACAAGCGGCAGTGGGCACGACAGTAGCCTTGTTGGAACGTGGATCGAGAACAATGTCAGCGATCCACAAAAGAATTTACGCAGCACTTAAAAACGAATTTAAATTAATGACAAGAGTATTTAAATTATACTTACCAAACGAATATCCTTACGATGTCGTTGGTGGTCAAAAAATGATTAAACAAACAGACTTTGATGATAAAATAGACATCATACCAGTTGCAGATCCAAACATTTTTTCTCAAGCACAAAGGATCTCTATAGCCCAAACAGAATTGCAACTGGCTACTTCTAACCCTCAGCTTCATAATTTATATACTGCTTACAGAAATATGTATGAAGCTTTGGGTGTAAAAAACATTGATGCGATTTTAAAGCCACCCGCAAGACCTGCACCTATGGATCCTGCAATTGAACACATACAAGCTTTAGCAGGTCAACCTTTTCAAGCGTTCAAGGGTCAAGATCACCAAGCACACATTACAGCTCATTTAAATTTTATGTCGACTAATATGGCAAGAAATAATCCTGTGGTCATGGCGAGTTTACAAAAAAATATTTTTGAACACATATCTTTGATGGCTTTAGAACAAGTTGAAATGGAATTTCAAAGAGAAATCGTAACACTACAATCAATGCAACAAAACCCACAGGCAATGCAAGATCCAATGATGCAACAACAAGTTATGGATTTGACCATGAAAATAGAATCTAGAAAAGCTGTTTTAATTGCAGAAATGATGGAAGAGTATTCTAAAGAAGAAAAGAAAATATTAGGTGATTTTGCAAATGACCCTCTTGCTAAACTAAGATCTAGAGAATTAGACCTAAGAGCACAAGAAAATATGAGAAAAGAAAAAGAAGGTGACGAAAGATTAAACCTAGATAAGATGAGAGCGATGATGAACCAACAAAATACTGATGAAAAACTAGATCAAAACGAAAAATTAGCAAAATTAAGAGCAGATACGTCCATTCAAAAAACAGTTTTAAGTAAAACTTTACCAAATGCGAAAGACATGATGGGTGGATCAGTAATTATAGGCACAGATCAGGAGTAAAATGGAAAAAAAACAGAAAAAAGTTGCTAAAGTTATGAGAGAATTTAAAAAAAAGAAGCTTTCCATTGGAAAATCTGATAAAAAAGTTAGAAATAAAAAACAAGCTATCGCAATTGCCTTAAGCGAAGCTGGAATTAGGAGGAAAAATGGCAGAAAAAAATAAACAAAAAGCGAAAAACATAATGGGTGGATCAGTAATTATAGGCACAGATCAGGAGTAAAATGAACAAAAAACAGAAAAAAGTTGCTAAAGTTATGAAAAAATATAAAAAAGGAAAGCTTTCTATTGGAAAATCT